CAAGGCGGCGGCTGTAGCGGCATGAGCTATGGATTTACGTTTGATGAGGAAATGAACGAAGACGATTTCGAAGTTCCTTTAGATCAATTTCGAGTGCTGGTGGACAGTATGAGTATGCAGTATTTAACTGGCGCAGAAATAGATTACAAAGAAGATTTACAAGGCAGTTCATTCAGCATAAAAAACCCCAACGCACAAACTACTTGCGGTTGCGGTTCAAGTTTTGGAGTTTAAACACAAATGACACAACAACTAATTGATATTGGCGTACAAGGTAATGACGGCACTGGCGACAGTATACGCGAATCGTTCCGTAAAGTAAACGAAAATTTTAACGAAATCTACTCTGTCTTTGGACTGGGCGGAACTATTAGATTTACCGACCTAGGCGATACTCCCAACAGTTACACTGCTAATCAAGTTATCATGAGTGACACCACCGGAACAAGTCTAACTGCTAGAGATTTGGTAGCAGGAGCCGGTATCGCAATTAATAAAACCAGTAACACCAGCGTAACTATTACATCAACCACCACTGGACTAATTGGTGATTCTGCTCCTAGTTTAGGTCTAAACTTAAATGCAAATAATTTCACCATTGCTCGTTTGGCAAATCCTAGCCAAGCACTAGTTGATGCATTTAATGCATCATATGCTACTTTAGGTGTATCAACCACACTTGCACAACTGGCTATTAACAAAGGATATGCAGACAGCAATTACGTTGCTGTTTCAAATGGGTATATTACTAATGCATTGAGATCAAGAAGTGAGCCAGCAACTCCTCAAATCAACGATGCGGATTACGATAAAACACTGACTAGCAATTATCTATCCACTGAAGTTATGCAACGCAAAGATGTAGTGTATCGTGGCGGAGATACCATGACCGGTGTGCTGACATTGGATGATCACCCAGCGCCTTTGACAGGATCTGGTACTCCAAACGGTGCTAACGATTTGCAAGCCGCTACCAAATATTATGTTGATAACAACAGTTTTTCTAGCAATGTCAACTTGTATGTGTCCTCAGCCAGCGGCGATGACCAACAGACCAAAAGCCCTGCGGGAAAAGAAGGTAGATTTTGGCAATATGCCTATAAGACCGTTGGACAAGCTGCCTTGGCCGCTGAAAACTTAATCAACCTAGCAAGTATAGAACCCGGACCTTACAAACAAAAAATTGCCTACACTGTGGGCGTGAATCAAACATTCAGTACTATTCAAAGTGTGACATTGAGTGGCGGCAATGCCGGAGTTAGCGGGTATGAACACGCAAGTCAACTGTTGAGTCTTAACAAAGCATTTATACTCAGCGAAACTATTGCATACCTTAACAAAAAATATGTAAACTACATTCCAATTGACTCGGGCCGTTACACCGCAATCATAAACAACATTGTTGATGGCATCAGTTACGATTTGGTGTTGAACACAAATTACAACACTGTAACACAAGCTTCTAAATTATTTAATCCGTTGTATATAGATTTGGTCACCGAACAATTAACACAACTGTTAGACGGTATTGAATATGCCAAAAACATAATTTTAGCTTACAGTTATAACACTGCCAACGCACAAAATTACATTGGAGCAGTTATAGACGCCTTATGTTATGACCTAGTATTTCAAGGTTCATTCCAAAGTATTCAAGTAGCACTGGCGTTTGATCAATATAATACTGGCTTGGATTTGGATGAAATCAAAGCCACTTTGTTAAATTTAAAAACCAGTTTAACAGCCATAGCATCAGTTGCGCTATCCTCAAATGCTGTGGCATCTATCAACAATAATATTACTGTCATTAACAACTTGTTAACAACTGATGTTATTCCAACTGTGTCATTCCCTGCAATTCAAACCACTGCGGCTGGCCGAGTCAGCGCAAGAGAATTGTTGTTGAATAACATTCCGTTTATACAAGCTGAAATCACTGCGTACTTGAAAGCAAACTTTCCAACAGTACTATACAACATAACAAAAAGCCAACGCGATGTAAAATACATAGTTTGGAGCATAATATATGATTTGATGTATGGTGGCAACCAACAAAGCGTGTATGCTGGATTACAGTATTGGCAAGGCGGCGCTTATCAACTGTTAGCTTCTGAAAAAGAGGCCTGCGTTTCGGCCATTGGATATATTAATAATTTGGCACAAGCTATTATTCTCAATGCCGCTCCTGCAACTGTTTATCAGACTAGTTTTAGACAATACACAAATGAAACCATCACTGGTGGTGCTGCCGCGTCAAGTAGTATTTCAGCAAACATAGCCTCCATAGCCAGCATTGTTAATGCGGTCAGTCTGCCGGCTCCTACTGTGGTGTATCCAACAATCAGTGCTGTCTCCGCTGTGTTGTTAACAGCAAGGACTGACATTTTAGCTCAAAAAAACGCATTGAAAACTGCGGCAACCACTTACATTAATTCCAACACAAGTTTTTCTGTTATCAACAACGATGTTATTAATGGTATTATTACCACTAATTTTGCCACTATAACAAACATATTGACTCTGGGGGTTGGTTCAAGATCCGTGCCTACCTATGTTAGTCCAAGTGGTTTAAGTTCAGGGTTTACTTATGCTAGACAAGCACTGCTGGCCAACATCAATTTCTTGGTAGAAGAAACATATGCGTGGCAGATAGTACAAACACCCACATTTGTTCCTGACGAAGGTGTTCCTTCGTTCAAACGTAGACTGGGTTATTTTTTAGAAGCAGTTGCATACGACATAACCTACGGTGGAAATTCTGGTAGTTTACCAAACGGGTATGAATACTGGCTCAATGGTGTATCAACAATATCAAATACAGAAAGAGCAATATACGCACAATCACTTGGACATTTACAAAATATAGCGGCATTATCAGTTGGTAATAATACTGTAACTCCAACATTTCAAAGCGTTTATAATCAGGTATTTAATATTGTATGGTCGGCCGGAGTCGTAGCCAACCCGTTAGTAAGTGAAAGACTTGGAAATATTTCAACTATTATTGCAAATAATACAACGTTGGTATATGTGTATCCAGATTTGACAGCATACGACAGTGTGTACAAAGCCGCAAGAACCACTATCATTGGCAACAGAGCGGCCATATCAACCAGCGTTGTCAACTATCTAACTGCCAAATACATAGGTGGATTCAATTATAATGAGGCCACTTGTTATAGAGACCTTGGCTATATCATTGAAGGCATGCGTATTGATTTATTGACTGGTGGCAATTACCAGACAGTCACTGCTGGTAAGAGTTATTACAAAAGTGCCAGTGCTAGGCTAGCTATCACAACTCAGTTGACAGAAACAGTTGACGGCATCACGTTTGCTAAGAACTTGGCATTGCAAGTATTGGATCAAACCTCAGCTACTCGCTTTCAAACATTAGTTGCTCAAGCGTTCAACGTATCACTGACTGCGTCAATTGCCGCAAAGAACACACTTGCCAACAATATGAACACTATCCTTAGCATTATTGCTAACGGTTATGGATCAGCACCAGCGGCCAGCTTTGGTACTGGGATATACACTGTGGTTTTTAGTAACGGTGGTAACGGTTATGTAGACCAAGGGTCTCCAGGCAGTGTTCACATTATCCCTGCTAAAATATTATTAGGCAGCACATCTGGAGCAGGCGGTGTTATTGTAAAGTATCTTCCAGGCAGTGGCGCCAGCGCAGATTCTATTCAGGTTAGATTAACTAGGCCAAGTTTCTTCCAAGTGGCAGAACAGATGGAGTTTGGTGAAACTGTTAAAGATCTCAACATCACTATTTTTGTGGAAAGTGGCATTTATCAAGAAGACTATCCAATACGACTGCCGGCCAACTGTAGTATCAAGGGTGATGAATTCCGTAGAACCATTATTCGTCCATTGGATAGAGTTTCACAATCACCCTGGAGGAAAATATTCTTCTACAGAGATGCAGTCATTGACGGGTTACAGATTGGATTAACAAATACATCTGTAGATTATGCACCTGCCACAAGTATTTCGTTAGGCGGTACTACTAATAAAATTGTTGTCACACTGGGATCAGGACAAGCCCAAGCCAGCTGGATTGGAAAAATTATTCAAGACAACAATGTTCCAGCCGGAAAAGCCGTAATTGAAACTGTAGCAGGCAACACCATGAACTGTGGAGTTATCTATCCATTTGCCATAAAAACCACATACGCATCGGGCAACTGGCACATTTACGGAACATACAATTACGGACGTCATTATTTGACTAATCCGTTAGACATAACCAGCACTGCTAAAAACAATCGAGACATTGACGTGTTACTGTGCGGCGATGCCACTAGGGTCAGTAATATCACTTTCCAAGGACATGGTGGCTTTGCCATGGTGCTGGATCCAGAAGGCCAGATCAAAACCAAGTCACCATATGGTCAAGTATGTACAAGTTTTAGTCAGTCTGTAAACACACAAGCGTTCCGGGGCGGACAATTTGTTGACGGATTTGCTGGTAGACTATTTGGCACTATTACCAATGTGGCCGATGCTGGAATTACAGTAACAGTAACTGGGTCAGTTAATAGCGGATTGGATATTCGTCCGCCACAAGTACCGTGTGTATTTTACGTACAAGGAAATCGTTTCCAAGTCAATGATATTGTCAGTTATGATCCTGTCACATACACTGTGGTCATGACATTGGATGTGTCAACTCCATTTAACACACTCAACCTTTACAGCACTGCTGGTTTCTCAACTGAGGTAGGCTTGCGCATTGACGATTTGACCAATGATTTAGTATTGGGATCAAACTTTCAAAGTATCAAAGCAGGGTTATATTATCTACAAAATTCAAATGTTGTGGTGGGTATACAGCAAACATATCGCTTGGCTGGATTAAACAAAGCTCGAGACTTGATGAACGCGGCTATTTCCAATGGCGTCTCTCGCGGCATTATAACAAGTCAAATGGCTGTGATCACAGACGTGATTACCAGTGGGTTAGCGGCGCTACCTTCTGCAACGTTTCCAGATCCAGCTGGAGTAGATGCCAATGTTGTGAAAGCTAAAAACATATTGATTGCCAATAAACAGTTTATTCGAGATGAGTTGGTTGCATGGGTTGCACAGAATTTTGCAACCAGAGGATATCCTGGATATAATGCATTTGTGTTGAGTCAGCGCATGGGATACTTGATTGATGCCATGACTTATGATTTGTTATACGGCGGCAACAGCACAACTAGAGATATTGTACAATTTTACTACAGCAATGGTGTTAGTCAAATACAAGGTTTAGAATATCTGTATTCAAGCGCAATTTCCAAACTGGTGTATTTGATAAAATCTGTTGTGGAAAATATCACTATAACACCAACTGTAGGAAATGTATCTACACAAGTTACTACGTTGCCAGTGGCCACGTCAGCTCAAGGAATAATACTAGCTAACTTGGCCAGCTTGGCAATTGATTATATTGTAGATGGTAACTTTAATAATGCTGTTATTGGTACTATCACTGTTGGAAGCCCTAACATAACCAATGTGTCATACAATCCTGCGTTAATAAACGGGGCAACAATTGCCAGTGCAGTTAATGCCGGTGTGCCTGTAGCAACAACTATTGTTTCCTACAACCCAGTGACTAACATTGTTGTTATGAGTGCAAATGCAACTCTTACCAGCATTAATTTAAAATTAATAGTGGGAGGAGCTGTACCTAGTAGAACAGCTCCTACTATAACTGGACAAAATAGCCAACGTCAAACTGATGCTGGCGCTATTGTTCTTGCAAAAACTTCTATACAAAACGGTGTTACTAGTTATCTAGACGCGGGTGGCGGCACAGCTATCAACATTGAGATGGGCGGTAACCGTTCGATGTTGGCCAACGACTTTGCCATGATTAACGACTTGGGTTATGCTATTGTGGCAACCAATGGCGGAGTGACTGAACAAGTGTCAACGTTCACATACTATTGCCATACTCACTACTGGGCTAACAATGGCGGCCAAATTCGATCAGTGGCCGGCTCAAATGCACACGGTAATTTTGGTTTAAGATCCAGCGGATACGATGTGACTGAATTGCCAGATGCTGTGAAATTATCCGATGACATGGTACAGACCGCACGGGTATACAAACAAGGCCTAGTTGCTGGTCAGATGGTTCCAACTATTTCTGCTCAAGCATTGGGAATTTGGATTGTTGGTTACACATATAACCCGCCAAATAATGCAGAGATTGAGATTGACCACTCTGCACAGGGCGGCCCCATTTATCGTTATCTCATCAGTACTATTGAGCACACTACCATCACAGTTGATGGACAAAATGTACTTAAATTAAATTTAAGCACTGCTGGTACCAACAGTACTATCACCACAGGGTTGCAGTATGCGTTATACGATGGGCAAATGT